GGAGCCATCAAGGGCGGTACCGGGAAGACACTCGCTACCGTTGACAAGGATGGCAAGGTGACGGGAGATGCCACTGCCGCCCTTAGCGCGATCGTGCAGGCATTGCGTGCGGTCTACCTGCCTGCCCTAAAGGAGGAAGTAACAAAATGACGTTAGCTAAAAAGTTGGCGTGGCTCGTCTTCGCGGCAGTTTACCCTGCCTCATCGTGGGCGCAGGACAAGCCGAAAGACGCGGCGACGGTTACCGTCAAGCCGCTCGCCGACGCCGATGCCCGCTCCGTCCGCGAGTTGCAGCTATCGATCACGCAGGCGCAGCTGGCGATGATCCAGGCGCAAGTTCAGTACAACGAATCGAAGGCTGCGCTGGACAAGCTACAGCCGCAGGTTCAGGCTAAGGTCGAGGCGCTCCAGAAGCAGTACGAGTGCTCTGGGTGCCTCCTGGACAACGACCTTAAGTGGGTGCAGCCAGCTTCCCAAACACCACCCGAAGCAAAGAAATGAAGTTAGCCAATGCGCGGTTGGGCGTTGCTGCGTGCCGTTGTACTATCATCCCATGACGCGTACTTCACTATGGCTATTTTTCCTCGCGGTGACTGTCGCCACTGCCGTCGCTCAAGTAACACCAGTCTCTATCCTCGACACTCAGGTACGCAGTGAGTCGGGCGCACTATGGAATGGCGTCATCACCATACAGTCCAGAGCAACGATGCCGGCAGGCGTAACCTTGGTTCCTACCGGTATCACCCTGCACGTGGTGGGCGGCCATCTATCTGCCGTGCTGTACCCAGGTACGTACGCCGTATTCTACGTCAATACTCAGAAGACTGCGACATGGACTATCCCAACCGGTGGACCGTTCGCCATCAGGGACATAGAGAGCGGCATCGTCACTACGCCGATTTACCCTATAGCCTACTCACTTATAGCTGGCTTGAGCCAGGGCTCTATGCTCTACGGAGGCGCTACCGGGATAGCGCAGCTCTTGCCTGCGCCAGGTGTGGGAACCTATGGTGTGACGTTCACGAATAGTGTTCCCGCATGGAGCTCATCTGAACCCGCTCTCGGGAATCCTTCGGTAACTGGTTCATTCCTAGTTTCCACATCAGCGGGAGTTCGGAGCTGGGTGTTCGTGCGGATACCACAGGCGGCAACTGCCGCGCCTAAGATGGATGGAACTGTGGCGGTTGGTACGGCCAGTAAGTACGCGCTGGAGGACCACGTGCACCCCGTCGATACTAGCAGACAGGCTGCAATCAGCGGGGCTCCTAGTAGGTGGCCATCATTCACTCAGAACACGACGCCGACGTGCGCAGCTCGCGGGGACACGTGGTTCGACAACACGACGACCACCGACGTTTACTACGTCTGCATGATGGTATCTGGCACGCTCGTATGGGTAGTCAAGTAATTGAAATGACGCAGCCTCAATCATGGATCATGGTCACCTCGGTAGCCTTCGTGTCGGTGTGCACTGGGGCACTGCTGATATCCGTGCGCGCAGATGTGGTGTGTGCGCCGCAGATGATAGCCACGGCGCAGGCGGCGCTGCTGGCACGGGTGGACCGGATCGAGGGCGATGCTCGACCGGCTCTGGCGAACGCGGCATCGCTTGCCAAGGACGGGCAGGACACCCTCGATGCGCTCTATCCAGATCTTCAAGGATCAGCTGACTCGGCGACGGTAGCCATCACGAGCGTGGCGCAGGCATCACAGGCCGTGCGGGACGCGATGCCGAAGGTTGCGGCGAGCGCGGTTCAAGCCGTGGGCGCGGTTACCACACTGGAGGTCAACACGCGGCCTGTGCTCACGAATGCGGCTGCCTTGGTACTGGATGCGCAGGACACGCTGGATGCGCTATATCCAGACATTCAAGGGTCAGCCGATTCGGCCACGGTAGCCATTACGAGCGTGGCGCAAGCCGCTCAAGCTGTGCGCGACGCGGCGCCGAAGGTGGCTGCGTCCGTGGAAAGCAGTGCGGCGAGCGTGGCGGAAATGGCGGCCGATGGGAAGCGGGAAGTGGATGCGATTACGGCGCCGAAGACGCCGGGGCAAAAAGCGGTGGGGGTTGTGCCGCTGCTGATTCGGATCGCGCTGGCGATCTGGTAGGGAGAAATTTATGAGCCAAGACGAGGTGGCCGCGACGCGGCGCGTAGCTGGGCAACTGGCGGATTACGGTGGTGACTTTCCGGCGCGTCAACTCGATCAACCAATAACGTTTCTGACTGCCGGATGCGGAAAGACCTTCTTTCTGGAGTGGAAAGAGACTTAGGAGAACACGATGAACTTTAGAACGGTTGTACTCGCATTTTCGCTTGCGCTCATGCTCGCGGTTGGCGCGTTCGGGCAAACTACACTTCCTAATAACTTCGGCGGCGGAGGGCTCGGCTTCCAGGCCATGAGCACGCCTCAGATGTCGGGATGGCTCGAGATCGACAAGGCATTGCCAGATGTGACGATTGGCGGGTTCGCGTTTCACTCGTACGCCGGCGTGGCGACCGACTACTTCGGTAACTCGACGGCGGCGCGGGTGGATACCAAGATCGTCTTTTTGCATCACACGTGGTTCACAGCTGGAAGTCTCCAAGGTGCGGGCGCGGCGATGAGTGCGAACGGGCTAGGCGGGAGCTTTGCATTAGGACCGTGGGCAACTGCCAGCATGGCGAAGCTGCTCAACATTCCAGGTGCAGTGGCGGCGTTCTCAGCCACATGGCAGAAGGACGACATCTCCGTGATGCAGCAGGAGGCGAACCTGCCTGAGAAGCTAAAGAAGCTTGGGGCCCGCGGTACCTATCGCTTTGGGTTCGGGAAGACGTGGTAGGGAGGGATCCTATGAAGGCCGAAAGTTGGATCATCATGGAGTTGGGTGTCGCGCTCTTCATTCTGGCGCTCCTCAGCTTTATATGGACGCCGAGCTATGAGAAGGGCGCATGGTTTGCCATAGGCGTCTTCTCCAACGGCTTGAACCTGGTACTGGGGTACAAGTTCGGCAAGGGGATGCCTGAGCAAGTTGGCGATCCTAAATCAGGGCGAGCAACCACGTCTCAGACGACCAGCACGACGAAGACAGAAGCCCCCGGAGGAGACGCTGCATCAGCAACATAGTTCCAGCGGTGCCTCGTCTCCGGACTACAGTATTCGTAGCGGCGTTGTAGTGCAGCTACAGGAGAACCACGGTGGCCAGGAACGTTAGCGTAAGGGTTGCAGCTCGAGAGGCGATGCAGAAGCATGCCTACGATCCGTTGGAGGAGCTCGTGCTAATGGCACAATCTCCGGGCATGGGCTTTGATCAGAAGAAGGAAATCGCCGAGGTGCTGCTGCCATATGCCTGGCCGAAGCTGGCGTCGGTCGCCCTCGAGGGCAAACTGGACGTTGGCAGGGGAGACGAGGCTCAATCGGCTCTGCTGCAGAAGATCCTCTCAGACCCCCTGTTGGCCGATGCCGCCCAACGTCTTTCGGTCGCCGCAGCCCAAGCAACGCTGGAGTCTGAGATGGGCGACGCAACTGGACTGCCGGTGATGTAGGATGCCCTTGACAAAGCTTCCTGAGCTGATGACGTGCAGCAGGCACATCGGTCAGGAGAACGCCGATCACTGGCTGCAGCACGATAGTGGTGATCGCGTGTGTGAGTACTGCGGGTCACTGCATCCGGATGATTTCTTCTCTATAGTCGCAGAGGCGGCCTACGCCTCTGCTTCTGTCGAACCCAGCGACAAACCATACAAGATCTACGCCAGGCGCACAGGCGTGAAGAGTGCGACCGACGGAGGCATCAAGTTCTACACGCACCATTTATTGGTGGGTGAAAATGGCCGACGCGCCGTGACTGATGAGCAGCAAGCCTTATTCGCGCGCGCGGTGCGGGCGACCGGTGCTCGGGCAGCTAAAGCGTTGATGGGTAAGTTCGTGATGGGGAGACGGTAGACGATGGGGCCAATCGGTCCAGTTACGGAGATGCAGCTGCAGGATCCGGCATTTGCCAGTCTTCTTTGGAAGATGACGCCGGCCTCATTCGCCGTTCGACTTTCAGGTGGGCAGTATCGCACTTGGCCGTATCTGCAACTCCTATCACGCAAGTTGGTTGACTTAGCTGTTGGGCGCATTAAGCGCCTGATAGTGGTGATGCCTCCGCGTCATTCGAAAAGTGAGACCGGCTCAAAGTGGTTTCCCGCCTGGTACACAGAACTATTTCCTCAGAATCGCATAATTCTTTCATCGTACGAGATGGACTTCGCCACGACGTGGGGCGCCAAGGTTCGAGACATCCTCATCGACAATAAAGATCTTCTGACGGTGCAGCATAAGGTCAAGATGCCGGCCGCTCATCGCTGGGAAACTACCGCCGGTGGAGGTATGACTTGCGCTGGCGCAGGAGGCCCCATCACTGGTAAGGGAGCCAACCTCCTGATCCTCGACGACGTAATTAAAAATGCAGAAGAGGCGAATTCGCCTACGATTCGGGAAAAGACTTGGGAGTGGTATACCTCGACAGTAAGATCTCGCATGGAGCCCGGCGGTTCTATGCTTATGATTGGAACTCGTTGGCATTCGGACGATCTCACTGGCCGCATTCTGCAGTGCGAGAAGGAAAATCTGAAGAAGAAGGCCGAAGGCGACGCTAAGGCTCAGGTAGAGGGTTGGGAGGTGTTCTGTTTTCCTGCACTGGCGGAACCTGAGGCTGAGGTTCACTATAGGAGCTACGGCGTTCCAGTCAACGAGTTGCGTCTGGGTGCACTCGATCTAGCTGCGACGCGCGCAATGTTAAGGCGCGAAGGTTCTGACCAGTGGCGTGACTTCATCGGGCGGCGGCGCGGTGAAGCACTATGTCCTGACCGCTATACTGAAGACGACTTAGCGAAGTTTCGCAGCCTTTCACAGCGAGATTGGTTCGCCCTCTTTCAGCAGCGTCCAGGTGACGAAGCCGACGAGGGCAACGTCTACCACCAGTTTGACGAGACGAAGACCGTTAGGGATCTCACTCGCGACGACCGCATGCAGCTGTTCATTTCGATGGATTTCAACGTTGACCCGATGTGCGCGGTCATTGGGCAGTACGAGCGAGGCGTCGGTCCGCGCATCCTGGAGCGCTGCGAGATTCTGGAGGAGTTGGCGCTGCCGAATAGCAACACGCCCGACATGATGTTTCACCTAATCGGGCCAATGGGCGCCCTTCAGAAGTATAAGCGGGGCTATACGCTCGACATCGAGATATACGGCGATTCGGCCGGCTCGCAGCGTTCACCGAACAGCGCCAAGACCAACTGGCAGATCGTAGCCGAGCACCTCAACCTCGATCGCACGCTGCACGCCCGATTCATTCGAAGGCGCGCGAACCCACGTATCATGGACCGCGTCAACGCCGTCAACAACTGCCTGAAGGCTGCCGACGGAACGATGCGCCTGTTCGTACAAAGGCAGCTGTGTCCTGAGTTGGTGAAGGACTTTAAGAAGGTGAGTTGGGCCACAGACTCTGGCGGCAACTCAACGGGTCTGTTGGAAAAGGGCAAGGACAAGCACCGCACGCACATCAGCGACGCGCTCGGCTACATGGTTGAGTACACCTTCTCGCTGAGGATGCAGGGCGGCGGACGTAAGGGAATAGTGATGTAGGGAGGACACAATGCAAGAAAACTGGAAACTAGTAACAATTGGCACGTCGCCAATTCGATTGGAAACGGCGAAGACGAACGTCTGCAAGCTCTCCGTGCAGTCAGCTCCTGGCAACCGAGGCAATATCAAGATTGGCGGAGCCAACATGACGACTGCCGACGTGGCGTCTCCCGGTTCATTTATATCTCCGTCGGTAGACATCAACCCGGACAGCTCGATCAAGGCCGGCGTGATATGGAAGCTGGAGACGCAGACTGATAGCAACACCATCGACGTGTCGGCCTACTACATACACGGCACCAATCCCGGCGACGTGGCGATGGTGTCGTACAGCACGGCGTAAGTGTTGAGTGTCGGCGCATTTTTCATTCTGCGCGGGTCATCTCGTGATATAATGAGTTCGTGGCGGACGAACAAAACCTCGTGTCAATATCAGTCGTGCCTCACGATTCGCAGCGGTACGACACGTGCGGCGATTGGTTCGGCGGCGAGAATATCATCATTCGAGTATCGGACACAGGCGACCGGCGCTCAAATTTGCTGGTCGCTCTTCACGAGTTCGTAGAGGCCATCCTGTGCGAGGCACACGGCGTCGCGGAAGAAGATGTTTGCGCCTTCGACATCGCGCATCCTGATCTCGACGAACCGGGCGAGGCTGCCGACGCGCCGTACCATTACGAGCACGTCATTGCGGAAGTTGTCGAGAGGTTGGTCGCGGTAAAGATGCCACTAGAGTGGGCGGTGCACGCAGCTAGCGTCGCTGAGTTGGATTGGAGGGGCGGCAAATGAAGTTCCTGATGGTTAGCTTGTGCGGCGAAGGCAGCCACGTGCTGCACTATATCCAGTCCGAAGGTAACCAGGTTCGCCTGTACGTCAAGGAGCCCGAGTCTGCCGCCGCTTGGGATGGTCTCCTGCCGAAGACGCGCCAGATAAACCCCGACAAGGACGAGATAGTCATCTTCGACGACTCGTCGATGGGTAATATTGCCGACAAGCTTCGTAAGGCTGGTTACTTCACCGTTGGCGCCTCCAAGTTCGCCGATCGCCTTGAGCAGGATCGCGATTTCGGCTTCGAGTTCATGGAAAAAAACGGCATACTCATTCCGTTAACTCAGCGCTTTAGCTCGTCCGATAACGTCGAGACCTTCGTCCGCGCAAATGAGAAGAAGGAGGACGGTTCCTTACGTAGATTCGTCTTCAAGGCTTCTGGCAAGAACCTTCCCTCATACCTCACGTACTGCGCTCTCGATTCTGAGGACTTAATTTCCTACGTCGACTGGGTTATGGCTCACTTCAAGGGCAAGATCGAGTCGTTCGTGCTGCAGGAGTTCGTCGATGGCGTGGTCGTCATGAGCGAGATGTGGTGCGACGGCACGAAGTTCGTGCGACCTGCCAACCATACGCTGGAAGTCAAGGCGATGATGAACGGCGAGAAGGGACCGGCCACGGGTTGCTCCGGCAATCTCGTGTGGGCCGAGTACATGCCGAGTAGGATCGTCGCCAACGGCCTAGCAAAAGTTGAAGCTGCCATCGTTGCCGAGGGCTATGTTGGTTCTATCGACCTCAACACGGTGGTCAACGATGAGGGCGTCTGGGGACTCGAGTGGACCCCAAGATTTGGATATGACTCAACGCCCACTCAGATGTTTTTGATGCGCTCAGGGGAAATAGGCAAATTCTTCTCCGATCTTGCGCGCGGTCAGGCCGGCGAGCAGCCACTCTCAGAAGAGATTGGCGCTGGTATCAGATTCACGATACCTCCGTACCCGATCGAGTTCGAGGCTAAGGAGCTGGCCAAGGTCCGGCCAAATATCGGCATTCCAATTCGTGGTCTCACCGAAAAGAATGAGGGGTCGTTCTACTTCTATGAGGTGATGCTCGACGAGGAGACCGGCGGGCTGTGTCATTCTCCCGGCGACGGCATTCTAGGAGTCGCCATGGGGCGCTCGCGCCACGTGTGGGACGCCTTTGAGCAGCCGTATCAAGCACTCTCTGAGTTGCGGATACCCGAATTGCAGTATCGCACAGACCTAGCTGAAAAACTCAGCTGCATGTTCATGGAAGTCGCGGAGCAGAACTCTCCGGCGTTGGGCACGCTGGCCTCGGCTGAATAGGGGGTAAGTTGGGCGGAACAATCACAATTCGACCCGAAATGTCGATGGGTCCGGCTCCCATGTTCAACGACGGAGCTGCGTCACCAATGGCTGGTCAACTCGATGAGGACGCACCTCCGGTTGCGATGCTCGAGCAGAAGCACCCCCTGTACATCGCTCGCTACGAGACTTGGCTTGACCTCGCACTTCTGTACGACGGCGGCTCTGCGCTCCGTGCTAAGGCCGATCGAGTCCTGAAGAAACGCCCGAGGGAAGATACAGAAGTTTACTCGGCGCGCGTTGATCGGTTTACCTATCAGAACATCCTGCAAACTGGACTGTCGTGGTATGGAGCCGCCCTCTTTGAGGAGCCGCCAGAGTTCTTCTTCAATGGTGCGCACGACAAGAAATTTTACGACGATTTTCTTTCCAATTGCAATGGGTCTGGCATGACCTACATTGACTTTTGGAAGCGGATGTTTCAGCACATGCTCACGTTCGGCGGCGACTGGGTTCTTACAGATTTTCGGACGCTTGAGGAAGGAGAACCGGCGCCTGTTAGCCGCCTCGATCAGGAGCAACGCGGACTCCTTCGACCTCGCCTATCGTACCACGTTCCATTAGACGTGATCAACTGGAAAATTGATAAGACAGGCCAGCTGGAGTGGGCGGTGCTGCGCTTTGAGGAAGAGCGCCCGTCGTTCCTAGGTAAGAAGGAAGTCGCCACCATCTGGTGGTACTACGACCGTAAGGAATTTCGCCAGTATGAGGACCTGCGGCCAGTTGGTCAGACCGTCGACGTTGGTCAGAGTTCGAACAGTAGAAAGGCGAAGCTCGTCAGTCGCGGACTGCACGCTCTGGCACACGTCGGGCGCGTGCCACTACGATACGTTTCATTTTCTGGTGGATTGTGGCTTGCCAACAGAGTATACCTGCTGCTGATCGATCACCTCAACCAGGACAATACGCTCGCCTGGGGGTTATTTATGTCGAACCTCGCCATTCCGGTCATCATCGGCGACTACGACGCGACGAACGGACTGACGGCAGGTGAGACATCGTTTCTTCAGTTTCCTTCCGGGACAGAGTATAAGTGGACCGAACCCGAGGGCAAGAGCTTCATCCATGCATCGAAGCGTCTTGACTCGCTCAGGGAGGAAGTATTTCGTGCGATGAATCTGCAGTCGCAGGGGCGCGGAATGCATGCTACGCCGGCTATGCAGTCAGGCCGCAGCAAGATTCTTGAGATGGCTCCGGCCAAGCAAGTGCTGGCCGCACTCGGCGTCGACGTCCGCCAGGGGATGCAGGACGTTCTTACAGACGTAGGTGACGCTAGGGCCAACACCGGCAAGGTAGAGGTCGACGTCCGTGGCTTCATATTTGAGGATGAGATGACGACGGAGGAGTTGTTCGCCGTCACGTCTCTACTTAGTCTTCACATTCCATCAACGGTGTTTGAGAAGTACATCATGAAGAAGGTTGCCAAGGCCTGGATGTCTGATGCCAACCGCAGGGAGATGGAGAGTGTCTACAAGGAAATTGACGACGGACCAACGATGGATGAGCGAGCCGACACCCTGCGGAGGAAGGATGCTCACGTCGTTGAGAACAAAGTTTCGGCCGCGCTTGAGGGGATCAAACCTCCCGGACGCGGCGGTTCAGGCCCATCAGTAAAGAAGGAGGCAGACAATGACAACACCACTGACTAAACTCACCACGGCACAGCTGACTACGCTGGCGAATACGACGCTGGGGAACTTGAAGCCGTATCAGATCGACCAGGTGCAGGACGCGCTGGCTCGAGTGAATTACAACAGGGGTTCGGCGTCCAATGTGTCGGGCCAACCTTTGATCTCGGCGATCATCACGTCGCTGGGCACCAATCAACCGTAACAGTAGCAGCAACCAACTGCGACCTAGTAGGCAACAAAATTCGTCGGGTGCACAACCGCGACGTACAATTCAATTGGAGAGTTAACTGAGATGTCATTGGCGGCTGGAGGTAATGGCGGGACGGGTGGCACTGTTCCGCTAACGTTGGAAGCAATTTTGGCGGAGGTGGATAAGCGCAGCGCGACCTCGTTGGCCGCAGCGTTGGACACCTTCAAGAAGGGGGATCTTACCAAGGTCCTCGACGAGCGGCTTACTCCGGTGAGTACCGCGCTCAGCAGCATCAATGAGGCCGTGCAGGCCCTGTCGACGGCGCATGCTAGTGCGGGCGGAGGCACTGGTGGTGGCACTGGTGGTGGCGCGGGTGCTGGCACTGGCAGCAGCGCCATTCCTCCTGAGCTGAATGCTCAGATGAAGGAACTGAAGGCCCTCGTGCAGAATCAGGGCAACACCATTACGACCTTGCAGACGGCGAAGGCGGACGCAGATAAGCGCGCAGAAACGGCCGAGCGTCACGGCGTCATTCGTCAGGCATTAAGTGGATTGTCGTTCACGAACGATGCGGCGGCGAAGACGGCCTTCGTGCTGACCGAACCGTACATCAAGCGCCTGGACGACGGCATGCTGGTCGGAAGTTCTGGCGTAGACAATCTGCCGGTCGATACCTTCGTCAATGAGTTCATAGCGAAGGAGCACGGCTACCTGCTTCGTCCGGTCGGTGGTTCCGGTTCGGGCGGGGGCGTATCTCAGGGGCAGCCGCTGCGCCAGGGTATGCGCTCGAGCATAGAGGACATTAAGCCGGGCATGACTCCGGCAACACGTGAGCAGGTCGTGGCTTCGATCGCTGCTGCCGTGCAGCAGGCGCAAGGGCAGTAACGCGCATAGGATTGCGTAAGTATCACAAACACACGAGGCGGCTAGTGGCCGTTTCGAATAAGGAGGCCTAAAGAAATGGCCATTATCACTAGTGCCAACGTGGCTGACGCGATTGTCAAACTTGTAGCCGCCGATGCCCTACCGGCCTTGGTCGGCAACCTCGTCATGGGTAACCTCGTCAACCGCTCGTATGAGGCGGATCTGGCGAACCAGGGCGACACCATCAACATCCCAATTCCCCCAGTTATGGGCGCCAACAACATAGCGGAGGGAGGTTCCATCCAGGCGCAGGCGCCGTCGCTCGGCAACGCGCAGGTTGTGTTGAACGTGCACGCGGAGTCTTCGTTCCAGATTCCGGATGTCACGCGCGTTTTGGCGCACCCCGATCTCTTGAACATGTACATGCTGCCGGCGATCATCGCGATCGCGGAACGGATCGAAAGCGATCTGATGCAGCTGTACCTGAATCTGACGGCCAACGCAACGGTTGGTACGTCGGGCGCCACCATCACGGAATCGGTCGTGGACGCCGCGGAAACCGGTCTGTTTACTGCCAAGGTTCCGGAGTCCCTGCCCAAGTTCCTGGTGGTCAGCGGTGCGACGTACTCCGACATGCGCCAGATTCAGCGCTTCTCGGAAGACCGAGTCTCCCCCGAGATGGGGTCAGTGATTCCGAGCGGTACGGTCGGCCGCGTGAAGAACTTCTACGTGCTGCGCAGTCAGTACGTTTCGAAGGTGGGCAACACGACCTACAACCTGGGCTTCGCCCGCGACGCATTCGCATTGGTTATGCGCATGCTGCCGCGACCGCTACCCAACACCGGCGCCGTGGCGGAATACGCCAACATGGGCAACTTCGGCATGCGCGTCGTGCTGAGCTATGCGCCGGGTACTCTGGCGCAGCAGTTCACCGTGGACGTGCTTTACGGGTGCGCTGTTCTGCGGAACATCTTCGGCATCCCTGTACTAACGTAGTACGAACGGGGGCGCGCGCTTGGCGGCGAACGCCCCCAATTCAACAGTTGAAGGAAACTGGCGGAAATGGACTTACATCGGTATTACGAAGATCTTCGGACCACAGAGGCTGACCTGTCTAAGGCGAACCGCACAAACGTGGTATACGTCACGTCTCTGTTCCACCGCGACAGAAACTCGACCGAGGGACAGACTCACTCTGCATCCTGTCGGAATGCGGCTCGCGTCATCACTGACGGAACGCACAGGGTCGCGACGGAGGCCGAGATAGCGGCATTCCTCGCCCATCAGCAGGAAGAACTGCAGCGCAACACGCTCTCGGAGCAAGGGAAGAAGCAGGTGTTGTTCGTTGTGGCGGATCCCACGCAGGGCAAGGGGCCGGCACCCAAGCCGGCGCCCGCGCCGGCGCCCGCGCCCGTGCCAGTCGCCGCGACGAAGTAATTGCTGTAAATGAAAAGGAAGGAGTAAGCAGACATGACGCTCACGGAAATTCAATCACAGGTAACCAAGACCGCTGCATTTGGCGGTGTTTGGCTCGACACATCAGGCGTGAAGTACGGCGACGGCAGCGTTGCCGATTGGACGCTGAAGATCAACGTCTCGGCGCTGGCTGATGGCAATTCGGCACGGTTCCAGTTCGACGATTCGGTGAACGGCGGTACGGCGAACATTGCCGGCCCAACGTTCTCAATCAAGGGAAAGATCGAGGCTTCGTACGACAAGGTGCGGTCGTTCAAGAAGCAGGATTTCCCTGATCTGCGCCTCGGTCAGGCCACTAGCGCGATTCGCCTGCAGCTGACCGACATTCAGGGTACGTCACCCTCGGTGACGTATCGCGCCTGGATCGAGTACTAACGATCTTCCGCCAGCCGCCGCTCGCCGGGGGTCTCACTCATCATTAGTGGGTGGGATCCCCGGTGTAGTATTCGGGAGGAACTCGATGCTTTGGACCGACAGATTATTTATTACCGCGGAAGACCTAACTCGCATAGATCCCGAGGTTAAGAGCGTAGCCACTAATGAAGGTGTGGACCTCGCGAGTGATGACGGTTTTCTTACTAGTGCCTACGATGAAGTCACGACTGAGCTTCAGCGCATGCTGGTTAGCTTTGGCGGCTACCTCAATTATGGCGATTTGTCGTCCAATCATCTGGCCGCTGTACTAAACGTTGGTCTGGGCAACAGCGTCAGGGCCAAGGCGCTCGTCGGACAGGTATGCGTGTCTGGTTCAGTTGCAAAGCAACGGACGCACATTGTTCAGTGGGCTACCTACTGGGTGATGCGCAAGTTCTTCAACTCAGTTGTCGGTCGCACAGTCGAAGATCGTTACAAGAAAAAAGCCGATTACTACGACGATGAGATTAGGAAGCGCATGACGCCGACTATGTGGTCGCAGGGTGTCCCGATCGTGCTAAGGCCGCTTCCCTGTCCCGGCGCCATATATGAGGCGAACACGGGAACGTGGGACGTTTCGAACGTTACTTCTGACACGTGCGTCGGAGCGATCGGCGGCCAATTCGACGTGGTCGTCACGTACGTCGACATGTTTGAATCCGGTCTCTACATTTCGAAGGATCAGCCAAATAATTCTGAGTCAGGTCCGTCGGCGACAGTTCCTGGCGTCGTTGTTCCGGTAGATAGTTCGCTCGTCATCGACATCGCGACGCTCAATCCGCCGTCTGGTAAGCAGAATCCGGCCACCGTCCTGTTGTCTGTGGTATCTGGATTGGCGGCGTCTCATTGGAACGTCTATGCCGGAACGTCCGGTGGATCGCTGTATCTACAGAATATGGATCCTATCCCAATAGCCCAGACGTCATACCAGCTGACTGGTGACCCGGTGAAGAATAAATATGCCCTGGGTCAAGGGCAGTATCAAGCACGCTGGCTGACGATATTGCCAACGAGACAGAGGTCCTAGTGCTTCCCGACAATGTGGCCGCAGCCATAGTCGCGCATAGGGAAGAACTCACAGTTCTATCTGAGAACTTCGTCACACGTGTTAGCGTCACAACTGAGCAGATTCAAGCAGACGCCGTTGCATTTCTGTCGAGCTTGGTGATACGCCAAGGTCGTGTCGCACAGACGCGGCATAATACAGCCCTACTTGCTACAGTGACGAGGCGCGTGGCAGGAGCATTGGCCAGCGAGGCTATGCCGACTACCTTAATGTTCGACATGACTATTGTCATAGACTACGTGGCGAAGATTGTGGCGGCTGCAGGATTACCTGTTGATTCATCTTTTTGGAAGGGACCGGCTCTGGCTCGCGTTATGTCTGCTGGTGACGAAGTCAACCTGTTCGTCGAGAAGTTAAAGCTCGACGCCTCAAGGGCTATTATGTCAGCGACTAGTGCGCCTCGCTTTGGCGACTTTATTGATGGCGTGCATACCTCATTCAATCAGCAGCTGAGGTTGACGACAGTGCGCGATCAATTTTTCGGGTTGACTCGCGTACTTTCTGCTATGCACTCTTCTACACATATCAGGGCTCCGCACTACTATGTCGGTCCCGACACAACGAGAGATGCTTGTGCTCATATTGTCGGAGGACCATCTCCTGCTCCGGCAATTTTTCACCAGGGTGGTGGCGGGTACGGCTGTCAGCACTGGTGGTTGGCGGCAGAGAGGTAAAGTCATGATAGTCTCACCGTCGCAAACTATTGAAGATGACGTACTAAGCAAGCTGGCGGCTGCAGACGGCTTCAACGCCACGCTGGCGCAGGTTGCCTCCACCATGGGGTTGCCCCCATTTGGCCAAATTGATTGGCTGGTTACGTCTAAGAACTTCTTTCTTGGGCAATTGGATCCAGAGGATATGCAGAAGACCGGGGTATTCTGCTATCCCATGCTGGTGTTGTACGTACTGGAGAGTCTCAACAGCAACACTGAGAAATTTAGAAAATTTGCTGGCGACGTGCACTGCGTCCTTGAGGTAAATATGTCCTGGAGCCAGCGCGGCGGGGTGCATAGCTTTGAGTCGTACCTCAATTGTTTTGAGTCGACGGTCATTGACGTGATAAACCGAGCGACGAACCAGGTGTGGTCTCCCGGCATCATGTACAATGGTCAAATACGTGGGAAGCGCGGACCACTGCGGATGGGTGGCTTGAACTTCATACAGAAGATAGCCTTCTCGATGTTATTTCAAGTTCAGCAGGGATAGCGTCTCTGGAAGGCAACATCGTTGGCCCCGAGATATATTCGCGAGATACAATCGCGATAGGAGGATTGGTCTCTGTGATTGCGTGTCGCTTTGTTGGTAGCGGGTGTTCCGTCGTGGGAGACGTCGAGTTTGACACCGTTGGGCAACGCGCGACATTTCCGGAGAGCATCTTCCGTGACGTGCTGCTTGGCGGCGGAAAATTCGTTGTAGAATCAAAGTTTCAGAAGGTTGGCTTCACGCAGAAAGAGTTGTCGGACTACGGACCATTCGGCGAACGCATCTTTCCATCAGCCTCGTTTGAGTCGAAGTTGAACGATGCGCAGACAGAGTGTGAGAAGGTGGTGGCCGCCCTCAAAGGTGGTTTTCCTGTAAATGCGGCCATAGCCGCCGGGGAGAGATAACATGAGTGCTAATGCTTCATTTTCGCGCCTAGAGCGGGCGTACGTTCAGGCGCAGCCTGTGTTTGGGACGATACCCAATGTGAGCGGCACCGCCACAGTGGGAAACGCCAACGCGTGCCGCTTCATCCGAATGGAACTTTCGAATGCTGTCGGTCTTCTCGAGCGTCCTGATAAGACCGGCACGCGATCGAGGGAGGGCGTCGGCGTTGGGCGCAAGGGCTGTACGTGGAACATCGACCTATCCATGGTCTCCAACGGGACGGCGGGTACACCGCCGGATGCTGACCCAATCTTCTCTTCGATCTTTGGCCAAACTGCGGCTGTTGGCGCTGGGACGGCTGCAATCACGAGTTCGACGGCCGCCGCCCCAATCGTGTTAGCTACTGCGGCTCACGGCATTACTACTTCTTCATTTGAAGTTGTGGCGGTTTCTGGCCACCTGACAAACTTGAACGCCAACGGCGTATGGCTGGCCTATGCTGGCGGCGGAACGTCACTGACTTTAGTCGGGTCGGACGGTACTGGTAGCAGCGCCGGTTCGGGTGGCGTGGTCAGCCGCGTAAAGTTGACGTACAGCTTCATCGACACCGTTTCGCAGTTCACGCTATGGTCCTTCCGCAGCCCATCCACCCTCGACCAGCGGGTCGCACACAGCTGCATCACCGCCAACGCCACCTTCTCGTTGAATCAGGACGTAGCAACGTTTACGGCGAGCGGCGAGGGTCTCTGGACTCTGCGGAGTGCGGACTTCGCCAACAGCGATGCCTACCAGAAGGGCGGCTTGACCGCCTTCCCGACGGAGCCCGCAGCGCCAGTCACCAACGGGTCGATCATCCCAGGCTTTACTGGCCGGTTCACGGCCGGGCAGTCAGTCGGTTCGACGACGGCCGCGACCTTCTCGACTGGCGCCTCGACGTTCACGGGCGTTCGAGGAGCAACGATCACGATCGCAACCGGTAACGTCATCAAGAGGGATACGTTCGGCAGCTACTACGGTACGTCTACCGAAGGTGACGTTCGCACGGTCTCCGCGACCTTCAACGTGTACGACGACGACTCCACTCAGGTCACGCAGCTGAAGGCGTGGGGAGACAGCAAGACGCCGATCGACATGGTGATGAACATTGGCACGGCCGTCGGGAGCACGTTCGTGTTCATCGTGAAGAACGTGTACCTGGCGTCGCACGCTCTTGGCGATGGTCAGATCAGCTTCGACGTGGGGTTCGGCGACAGCGTGGCCACGGCGACGACGCTGGCAGTCAAGGATGAGTTCTCGATGGTCATCGCGTAAGCTTGGCGGCTGACGGATGGCCCGAATCAATCGTATTAGATGCAGTGGCGCCTATGGGTGCAGAAAGAAGAGCGGTTCGGGAATGGCTTATAAGTTTATTACGTCAAGAAAGTTCGAGTCAGAAGTGTGCCCCGGAGTGGTGGCTCACCTCTTCAAGATGACGGAGGGCCGACGCTCTGATCTGCGTGCCGCCCTCGCTGAGGTAGCCTCACGCGAGCGTGACCTGTTTCAGGAGCTGCAAGCCCTATCGCAGGTGGCTGAAGACGTTCGCGACATGGCGAAGTGGGTTGGCCTGAACACGAAGCTGGACGCACTTCAGCTCGATGAGATTCAGCCGACCTGGATTCAGTGGGGCCTGAAGTCGCTCGAAGGCCTGGTGAGTGAAAACGACATCCCCTTGACCAAGGACGACTGGAAGAAGTGGCCGTCCGCCCTATTCAAGGAGATCTACCGCGCGATTCAGGTGGAAGCCGAATTGGACGGCGCCGAAAGAAAAAACTCCGAATCGCCTACCACTTCTGGCGTGGTGGCGGATGGACCTCCGAGCTCTTCAACTGCGGCATCTGCCGAAAAAAGGCCTCTGGCGAGGACGCAACTGCCGGAAGTTCTTTGCTCAACTAGTCGACGAGGGGCGCCCCGCATCTTGGGAAGCGAAGTATACCACCAAGGGCGGGACCTCCCGTTTAATATTCGGCACCGCGTCGAACGAGTGCCCTGTATCATTGATATCAGTCCAGTCCACTGGGCTGGTTGACTTTTTCGCCCGTGCGTCAGTGATGGCGCAATTTGGCGCATCGCCTTACGGCGGCGATATGTCTAAGTGGCCGGCCAAAGTAGTGGACGCCTTCGTCCTCATGTCTGAGGAAAAACTCCTAGCTGACAAAATAATGGAGACGGAAGATGGCCCAAATCGTAGAGGACGTCCTTAAGTTAACGAAAAATGCAAGTGAGTCGGGGGAGAGCCTGAACTTTACCCTGGCGAAGACTGACGCCCGCTTCTACAGCCTAATACGGAAGGCCTTCACACGCGGCTATTCTTCCAGACAAATCAGTGAGCAACTCGGACAGGCGGACGACGCTCTCGGCAGCTTGGCCGCGCGTACCGGTGCCACTAGCATCAGGCCCATCATTGAGCACGTTCGCAAGCAGATAGCCCGCCACCCCACAGAGCGCCTTTCACAGATCGCGCAGTCTGTCGTCACGCGCCGCGACCAGATGAGCGGCGGCATGGTCAACCCGGCGATGGCCAATGCCTTTCAAGCTCAGGCCACACAGGTTGCAAAACTGATGAACAAGGCCGCGACAGACGTGCGCCTGGCCTTCGACAACATCGGCAAGACGTTCAACGTCTTTACTGTTGCGACCAAGAAGATAAACGGCCAAGTCTCACACATGAGTGCGGCCGTGGTCGAGGTAGATCGCGCAACGGGACAGGCGAGGCGCATAGTTGGCGCGTACTCCGGGCAGGAGCGCGCGCCGCGTGATACCGGGTCGTGGCGGACTACGGCCGCCGCCAGCCACGTCTCAGGTATTGCCGGGGCGCCTCTACGCCGCCTAGCTGAGATGTCCGACATCATGGTCGGACGCAACGTCAGCCAACTAGCGGCAGACATCTCCAAGATTGCCCCCCATTCAGCGCGACCTCCAGGCGCAGCAGTATCGCGCCTGCCGCAGTTCGACGTAGGTTCGCTGCCTTGGGACGTTCTTGGCTTCAATACCAGGAAGGTGGCTGGCCTCGCTCGCGCGCACAACATGCAGCCTTCTGGCTTCACCAACTCTGAACGTTCGCTCTATCAGCTGAACCACCTGCTCTTCTCGACGCACCCCGACAATCAAGGCGCCGGGCCGAACTATCTCGGGATGATGCTGGGTAGGCGGTATCCTGAACCACCAGCTGATACTCCAAACAATGACATCTACTCCAAAATCATCAAGCGTGATGTGCGGCAGGCACAAGGCCAGTTTGCCTCGAAGTATGCGTTAGCAGCCCTGATGGCCCCAGCCGTCGAATCTGCCTGGGACTACCGCAACTCCGCAATGGGGCAGCTTAGGGAGTCAACGCGATATCAAGCGTCAAACGCTCTGGTGCGCGGCAAGCGCCTAATGTCAGGAGGCAAACGCCCTGAGTACGGCTATGAGTGGCAGGGTCTCGGGCATACGTTCAGCAATACGCCGGCAGAGGCGACACCTGGTGATCTTCCCGATAAGACAATCCTCGGTCTGGACCGCCAGAAGCGCGTAGCGGAGAGGTTCATCCGTAACGCCTACCTTTTGCCGCCAGATAAGTTGTATGATGCGTACCGCCATGCCAGTACGCTAATAGACAGCCGTGGCTTGGAGCACGGCAACCGAAGTGGTAAGCTGGCGCGCGGTGGGCAGGACATGCACCTGGAGGCGATGGACCTCGTCAACCAGCAGGCTAACCTGTGGCGGGCGCAGCCTGAGTGGGGTGCCGACGTAACTACTAGTACGTGGTCGCGCAGTAATCGGTGGCTTGGTACTACTGAGGCACAGAGCAATAAGTGGCAGAAGCGTGCCGAAATGAACAGGCACGTCGGTTGGTTCACTCGCGGCGGGACAGGTCCGCAAGCAGACAGCGACGCAATACGCGACTTCATCAAGGCCAACCGCAGTAACACTGGACCTGGTCTCCATGTTCAGGCCGCGCAAATGGCCGCTCAGGTAGGTGAGAGTAGCGCGCTATACACACCCCTGACCCGTATCATGGAGGCGAGTCGTCTCGCTAGCTACAAGCAGAAGCAGGGTCGCTTGCTGGCGGCATCTACCGTAGGAGCGATGTCTGACACATCAGCATCTGAGGCATACCCTAGCTTTGCCTCGCGGATGCGCAGCAGGTTTGGCGCCGGTACGGGAAGTCAGCGCGGTTCTGCTCCCTACGATTTCTTGAACCCACTCAGCGGCATCGGTAGTAGGATCCGTTCATGGTTTGGTTCCCGGCACAATGTTACCGGCGGAGGCGTTGACTACGACGCTATGGCGGCTGATCCTAACTTTGTGCTGCCAGAAGCAACTACCCTGCGAGGTTCCATCGGCAAGGCCGCCCTGGATCGTAAGTTGGCGAAGTTGGCCAGCACGCTTGACCAAGCCACGCAGAGTTTTGAGAAGCTTCGCGACTCAACGATTCCAACCACTCGCGCTCGCCAGGAGAGCGCGCTAGGGGTACGGTCGACAGGCCTCGATCTTTGGAGAACTAGGCGCGGGGCTGACATACAGAGTCGTTACAACACTACGTACGGAAATTTGGGCAAGAAGGCATTCGACGCAGAGGAATCGCTACAACTGGCAGAAGATGCGACCCTCGCTCGGCTGTACACGAGTAAGGGTTATAAGAAGATAAAAGATCCCATTAGGCAGTACAAAGTGCAGGAGGCTGTGCTCCAGAACATGCCGGTTAAGGCGCGCCTGCGTGCCATCCGCGCCGATTATGCCTATCGGTCAGCAGGACTGATCGACCCCGAGGAGGTCTCTAAGCTTCAGGGTGTGTACGCAGACAGATTGGTGGAAGCTCGCTTCATCAGCGGGCGGGCACGCCCCGGTGAGGCTCAAGCTTATAGATCCCAGCTGCTCAACTATGGCGTGCTGAGCGGTATGACTCCGGCCCAGGAGAAGGCTCGGGCGGAGGGTCGCCTCGGCGCGGACTTCAATGTTAAGCAAGCAGCTATCAACGCCAAACGAGATGAGCAGCAGGCCGCAGCATGGGAGAAGCGGACCGCAGCCGAAGAGAAGTTAGGTCGGTTGAAGAGTACGACGGAGCAGCAGAAAGTCGGACTTAAGTCAGACTACCTTAAGAAGGCGGCGATCGCAGCAGAGGGCGGCGCAGGAGGTGGCGGCGGGGGTCGTCGTGGAGTGCTCGCCTCCCTGTTCACCGGTAGTAGAGGTGGCGGCGGCAGCATGCAAAGCATGTATGGCTGGGGCATGTCAGCTGCAGCCCTCGCCGGAGTAGATTCTGAACTAAGGAACATCATCAAGGATTCCGCCGTCTACGCCGCTCGCACCCAGATGATGGAGTTCGCCACTCGGCGCATGGCAGAGGCTGCGGGGCTCAGCACTGACAAGGTAGACGAGCAAGTTTCCTCGTTGAAGAACCTCAACATCACGACGCAGGCAGCGCACAGCGTCGTTCAGAAGTTGATGATGGTGCAGGTCGACTTGAGCAAGTCGACTGGCCTGGTCCACGTCGCCCAAGACCTCGCGGCTGTTTCTGGTTCGGACGCGATGGAGACGATTCAACGCCTCATGTCGGCCGTCGTTACCGGGTACACGCGCCAGCTCCACATGATGGGGCTGCAGGTAACATCGGCGCAGGTCATGCACGACCTGCGCATTAAGAGGAAGGCCGCCGGCCAGAAGGGTGAACCCACCCCCTCAGAGATACGCAACGCGATGGTCGATCGCATCATGTCGGAGGACGCGAAGTTCTCGGGCACCTATGAGCGGTCGATGCTGACGGCCGGCGGCCAGTACGCCTACTTGGGCAAGGAAGTTCAGGAAACGAAGAACGTCCTCGGTAGGCAGTACTTACCAGTGATGTCGCGAGTCATGCAGATGGCACGCGGTGGCCTTTCCTATATTCGTGAGCACCCCGAGGGTTCGGCTGACGCCATCTCGGGACTGACGGCCGCGGGAGCTGGCCTCGGCACGGCGGCTACACTGCAGCTAGGCGGCCTTATGCTGGGAGTGGCTCCTCCAGTCGCTCTTACTGTTGGGGCTGCGGCTTTAGTGAGCGGTGGGGCGTACGCTCTTCTTTCACAGGACCGCACCAAGGCGACGATGTCAGTCGGTAATGAGCAAATCGCGAGGATGGCCAGCGAGCGACGCTCAATAATGGGGGCAGCTTCTGGTGGAAAAACAACGTTGACCGAAGGGTCTGTAGTAGTGCAGAATGGCCGCGTTTGGGAATCTCGCGGTGGCAAACTGGTAGGTGGCGTTGACCAGCACACAGTCGAGGGCCAAAATGCCCTTGGTTACGCCGCGAATGAGCGTGAATCAAGACGAGACCAATTAGACAGCATAGCGGAAGATTACAACCGTCGCAAAGACGCAGCTGCTGGCTTCCGTCGTGGCTTTGCCCCCGGAGCGTCTTGGCAGAGGCGCGCAGCGTCCGCGTTCACTGGAGCTTGGGCTATCCTGCGAGGACCCTTGTGGGGAGGTGTCGGCGACCTAGCGCGGCAGGGTTCGTTGTCTGACGTGCAAGATATGGCTGTAAAAACTGGTGGTGTATTCTCTCAACAGGACATCGTCTCGCGCAGTGCTGAGCTCGCTGCCAGTGCCAGCTACCGGCAGAACCCCAATGAAAACCTGGGCTTGGTGAATGCGTCCGCCAGAGACGCTGCTATCTTTGCGTCAGTATTTCAGCAGGCGCAGCAGACCGCCGTCGCCTTGGAAGAGAAGTACAACCCCATGACGAGCGGCGCCACTAAGAGGGCGATGCGCCTCCCCGGCGCGCCACTCGAGAACCTCATATCTAGCTATAATATTGACATGGCGCAGATTGACGACGCCGAAACGCAGGGGCAAGGGCTAATGAAGAAAGCTCTTGACATTGTTAAGCCTGGAGACTGGGATACGCTTAAAGCCGCCGACGTAATCACACCTCAAACAGATAAGAACAAGGGCGCGTTTAATCCTACGTTGGTGCAGTTCGTCCGTGACATGGCGGCTACCGGAATACCTACGACCGGAACCATAGGCGAGATGCGCACGATATTTGAGGATAAACTTAAGGGCTTTAAGGGCACGAGGGAAAATCGCCGCGAAGAACTCGCCCTCGCGAAGGAGTCGTTGCGCCGTCAGGGTCTGCAGAAGTTGACCAGCATACGAGTCAGTTCTGCAATCGACCAACTACGCCCCCTGGCGGTCACTAACTCTGACCAAGAGCAGAGCAACATGGCCATGATGGAGTACTACTACACGATGGCCGGTGCGCAGAAGAATTTTCGCGTTCGGTCGGAGGGCATGGGACTTAGCACGGACGAGGAACTACAGGCTGAATCGTCGGCGGCTGCCGCGAAGTATAGGTCAGACGCGATTACCAGCCCCCTAACTGCAAGGAATCAAGCCCGCTATAGTGCCCTCATGAGCGCTGGCAGCTTTGCCTCCGAGCAGATGGCTAGACTCGCTATGAGCGCGCCTGGTCAAAGCGGGGCCGCAGGACTACAGGGGGCTTACGACGCGCGGCTGGCCTTCATCAATACGCTTCCTGCTGAAAAAGATAGGATTGATGCTACTCAGAAGTTGAACGAGCAATTTCTGGATAGCCAGCGTCAGTATGCCGAAGACCAGATTCGAGATGCAGCGTCCGCCGGCCTGGATGTCTTTACCTCCGGAGTATCTGCTAGAGCGGATGCTAGCGGTCTGGCGATGCGAGGCGTGTCAGACCACACGCGCGCCCTGATGGGGATCGCTATGCAGAGTGCGTCGGCACGCACCAACGTGCGACAGGGCGCCATAGTTCAGATTGGCATGCTACCAGATACAGCTAGCAGCGAAACTTGGGGCAGCCGCTTAGACTCAGTCGGTAAGGCGACTAATGCCAAGTTAAAGCAGATCGACGTCCAGCAAGCTCTCGATAAGGTCAAGGAGGCTGCGAACTTCCGCGAGGTGCAGGAGCGCAGACTCATCACTCTCTACGGCAGCGAATACGACGAGTTGTCGAAGATCGCGCAGCTGAAGGCCGTCACCACGGCAGAGTCTGCCGCTGCCGACTACAACAACTATCAGGAGCGTCTAAAGTACATCGACAAGGAAGCGAAGGCGCGAGATGCTAGTGGGACCAATGAAGATGTGAAGCAAGAAGCTGCTGAGCAGAAGCGCCAGGCCAACGCGGCGTACCTTCAGACTATGCTCGCTCGCCAGCAGGAAGACGCTCAGTCTGTGCGCGGAGCCGCTGGCGACGTAATCGACATCGTCACGCGGCGGTCGTACAACAAGACGCACCAGCTGAAGGACCTCGGCATCACTATGATGCGCGACACTGCCAAGCAGATTGGTGGTAACATCGCCGCAGAGGTATGGAAGTTAACTGGTCCCACCCTCGATAAGATCATCCGCGTGGTTCTGCCTCAGGGTCCACAGGGTCACCCAAACTGGCTCGGCCGCATTGTTGGTGGCACGCACCTCGAGGATAAACACCTCGATGAAATTGCGGCGATGGAGAAGACCGCCGCCGGCGAGAGGAAGATAGCTGAGCAGAAGGGACAGGCCTCCCTCAATGACGCTACCACGGAGCTGGATGCGACGAAGAAGTCTCTCGACGCTTTAGATACTGATACTAAGGCCCTTGATACTGACCTTAGACGCCTGCTTAATTGGCTGGGAATGTCTGCTGTTGGTAGTGTCGCTGCGGGTGTTGGTAACATCTTCAGCAACAGCGGGAGCATCCTCAGCAACGGCGGGTTCCTCGGTAGAATGCTGCAGACGGGCGGGGCAGCGAGCGGGAACAGCATTATGGGCGTTAGCCCACAGGCTCGGGTATCCTCTTCGATAAGCTACGGTGATATCGTCCCTACTAGTAGTCCGAGCAGCATGTATACGGCCCTCCCAATGCTTGGTGGTTTCCTTGGCCAGATAATGCAAGCCGGAAAGGTTGGCGGAACCCCACCGGCGGCGTACATGTTCGACAGCGGGACTAGCAGCAGTAGTGGCGACGGTGGAAGCGTCGACAATACGGCCTATTCAGCACTTCCCGGTGTCGGTGGCTCAGTAGGAAATTGGCCAGGTACAGATATACCACAAAGTCCAGCTGATACGTCGACGCCTATACAGTATCCAGATGGTAGTACTGCCCCAGTGACCGGTGGTTCTCCAGGCTCGACGGGTTCAGGTCCGATTGGTGCTACGCAAGGAGCTCTTGGTCAAGCGGCCAGATTTCTTGGGACACATGGCAAGCAGCTTGGCAACGGGTTGGTGGCGGCCGGCGGCGCAATGCAAGCTTATTCTGGTTTCAAGCATGGCGGAGCCAAGGGCGACTTATCGGGTGCCGCAGGCGTCTTAATGACTGGAGCCGGAATCGCAGCTATGTTCGGGCCAGCAGGTTTTGCTGTAGCGGCTGGTCTCGCCATCGCGGCTGGTGCGACTGATCTCATCTCCGCACTCGTTGGCAACTCTCCGCAAAAGCGCCAGGAACAAATCGCCAACTACATGACCTCGTGGAAGTTCAACGCGCCCACACAGGCGAGCGTGCTGAGTTCGACGAACGGTATGCAGCTTGCTTACTCAGCGCGCACTGGAATGGCGGCCACGACACCCTACGCAGCATATCCCGTGGCGCTGCAGCAGACGCAGTATGGGCAGACTCCAAGCAAGACTTGGTCGAATCCGAACGTGCCGGAGTGGTACACGATACCAGGGCGTCAGTCGCCAAATTATCCGACCTATGGTCCTGGTAACTACCCTGCGACTTCGCCTTCAACTGTATCACCCGGCGCAATTCCGACGTCTGGCGTGGGCGGCACCAACAACTACTACTCAGTCAACGTGCCCGTTCACGCGATTGACTCTAAGGACCTGATGGCCCGCTCCGGAGATTTCGCCCGTGCTATAAAGAAAGAGTTGTATTCCGGCAGTGACCTCAGTCTCGGTATACAAAACGCAATCTTTGGACCGGCATAGCCATGCTAACATTCCCTACTTTATCCTCGGGCACGTTCACGGTGATTGGCACACTGGGCAGTCAGTCCATGGCGCTATACCCAACGACGACGGCAGACCGGGTACAATCACGCCTCATCAAGTTCCTCGATGATTCTGAGCAGCGCTGGACGTCAGCCCCCATGATGTCTGCATTCATGCTCCAGTACGTAGGTGTCAGCGGCTTCGACCTTGCGCAGATACGAACGTTCTTTCTTACTTGTAAGGGTCGATGCGTGGACGCCGCCCTTGCAACCTCGTTCTCCTTCACGCTCGGCCCGAGGCTGTATCAGTACTGCGTCTTTGACCAGGACGGCCTCGACGTGCAATCCAATCCTGGAGAGGTGTACTCGTTCACGCTGCGAATTAAGCAGGTGCGGCAGAACGACTACTATGTTGCCGGTACGCCCGCGACTATCTTCCCGCAGCTGCGCGCCAACGGAATGATGACGCAGTATCCATACGTAGGTGGTCAGGCGTTCGACACCATACTGCAGGACATGCCGAGCGGAATGCGCTGGGCGCGAAATAGGCGGTTGTCACCACTAGCCAGTTTCATACTCAACTATCCCAGCATAAGTGACGACGACGTGGAGACGCTGCGGGCGTTCTTCTACAATCAGCAGGGGCAGACTGCCGGTTTCTGCTTTCTGGATCCCGGCGGCAACCTCGTGCAGTCATCCGAGGATTTCACTGTCGCCTCCTGGACGCGGTCCGGCCTATCAAGCACCGGTGACCTCAACGGCCCATTTGGCTCCGGCAGCGTCGGGTCAGTACTCTCGAGCACGGGGTATGGTAGCTCAGCGACTACGATCGTAGGTCCAGCCGCAGGCGGACTCGACGGTTACGCGGTTTCAGCCTCAATCTACCTCAAGAGACAGTACGCGCGCATCGACGATGTTCCTGACTTCGACAGTATTACGGACTTCGATAGCTTGTCGCCGTACAGTAGCAGCGTACCTATTCCTATACGAGTCGGTTTCTTGAATGCGGCAGACGGAACCGAGCAGTACGTCGAAGTAGTACCGCCACCCAGCTGGGTAAGGATCGACTTTTCTTCAGTCATTTGGTTTACGGGTCCAGTCACTCTGAAGATTGCGGCGCAAGCTGCAGGAGACGTCGGCGCCTTCGGCGCACAGGTGGTTCCCATGAAGGGACCTGGCGCCTACATTAGGACGCCAGGGAACTACGGCCTGCACCCAAAAGTTCGGTTCGCGACGGACACGTTCGCGTGCGCACACAATAGCCCCAACGATAATGCGGCGGCACTTCCGCTGGTGGAGTACAAATGATAGGCGACATCTACACTGCGAAAGAACAGCAGCAAGGATTCCAGCCGCTGTTGCTGTGCGAGTTTACCTTGGTAGATGGGTCGACCGTGCGAGCGTCAACGCACCCCCTGGACGGCACCCACGGCGGACCGCAGTATGCAGGCAGCTCGTGGTATCCGCGCGTCCTCAACCAGGACATGGGTGCCACGCAGGCGATGACAGACATCGGTATCGACGTGTCGCCGCAGGTGCAGGTAGTACTGGCCGATCCAGACGGTGCCCTCAGTACGATCGAGCAGAACATTGGATTCAAGGGCGCTAAGTTGAAGATATACGCGGTCATGTACGACGCCAACTCGCCTGGTACGGGGTTCTTTTCCAGCAACTCTCCTGCGCCTATTAAGTTCGTCGGCACATGTCAGTCTCCGGTCTTCGACGAGTCGTCCCTGACAGTTACGGCCGTTAGTCTGCTCAACATGTCGTCGATGCAGATGCCTCCCGTAGCGGTTCAGCCATTCTGCGGTTGGTCATTCCCTCCCGACTACGATGGCCGTTCTGCCGCCATCTCATCGCCAGATTCGCTGTATTACCAGTGTGCGTACTCGCCCGATATTACAGGGGGCGTCGGCAATTATGCCACGGGTACGTCCTGCTATACATCTTGCCCGCACGCCTTCGGCGACTGCATCGACCGCCTCGGCAATTCCAGCGCTGCCGTACCTATTGCGCAAGACCACGCCAGCAGGAAGACGGGCCGCTTCGGTGGATTCCAGTTCATTCCTGTGCAGAACGTAGGCTTAGTTCGCCCATACGTTACCGGCAAGTGGGAGCAACTCATCAACGCGACGAATCAGGCGAAGTACGGTGACTACGTACCGATGGTGTACGGTGACACGTGGCTGCAACCCGAAGTCATGGGCGTCTACGGCGACGGCAACTACACGTATCTGGAAGTTGCGCTCTGTTATGGCCTAGTGTCGTACATCGCGGAGGTGGTGGTCAACGGAGTGGTTGTTCCCTGGATCTCGGCAGATGCTGGTAACCAGCCCGACAACTTCATCATGAGCGCCATCGTGACCAATTCGCCGAAAAATGGCTACTGGTACACGATCAACAACGGTCAGCGCAACGGGAAACCGAATCCGGGCACTGGCTGGAATAGCAAGGGCGATCCCTATGGCAGCATTGCCACTATCGGGATAATGGTTACTCAGCAGCAAGCTGCCTCGTCGTCCGTGCCAGACGTGCTTATCCGCCTGACGGGAAGCTCGGTCCGCACCTACTCCACCCCAACCTCATGGGCCGACGACGCCGTGACGCAGAATCCTGCCTGGATTCTGCTCGACGTACTAGTGTGGGCCAATTGGAAGTATGCCGATATCGACATTCAGTCGTTCATCACGGCTGCGGCAAGATGCGATCGACAGATCTACTTCATGCGTATGGACGGAACATATTCGAACGTCTACAACGATGCTGACAGCACGCCGTACGCAAAGTACTCGGCTGCGTTCTCCCTGCGCACGCGATCTTCGGTAGGTGAGTTAATTCGTGGTTTGAGGACGGCGATGGGCGCCAACCTCTATTTTGACTACAACACTGGTCTACTGAAGCTGATCGTGAAGGAGACTATTGCCTCCCAGCAGCCCGCTCCGATTACGGGGTCGAACTACAACCTGCCTGTCCCGTCGTACCTAGTTGATGGCACGCCTCAGAACGGCTACGTCGCATACCACTTCGACGATGCGTCGATAATGCGCGATGAAAACTCAGGAGCATCAACGCTTAGCATCACGCAGAAACAGGGAATGGATGCGCCGAATAAGGTGTCGGTAGTATTCGGCAATAGGGAAAATAGTTATTCGCAGGACAGCAGCACGATAGTAGACGTTGAGGATTCCGGTCGACTCGGTCAGGAGGTATCTGGCTCATTCCAGGTAGTCGGTGCCACCACCTACGATCAGATACAACGCGCCGTCAACCTGTACTACGCCGAAAATTACCGCGGCAACGGGCGCCTGTCGATGACGGGTTCTGCGATAGGAGACACTGGCGGTACCTGGTGCTTTACCTTTAAGACCAGTGTGAAGGGCCTTCACCTCGGTGTCGGGCAAATTTGCTTGTTGAGCAGCACGCAGTACGGCCTCGTCAACGTCCCGATACGCCTGACACGCATTCAGCCCGGTGCCAACTACGAGACGGTGACGATTACAGCACAGTGGCACAACGACAACTGGTACCTTGACACGTTCGGACAATCGACGCAGCTGCGCTATCCACCCAACTACCTACTCGGGCGGAAGCGCCCTCTGCAGTGGTCTCCTGCCTTAGTGACGCCCAACTCGTCGCTCACCGGTGGCCGACAGACATTCGGGGTTACTACGTCGTATCAGCCCGCGGCCGATGGGTCGCAGCGCGTGGTAACTGGCGTCAGTGGCTACCCTCCTGCGACGCAGACGAGTGCCACGACGATGGCGCCCGTGCTCAATTTTGCGACGGTAGGCTCTGGTGGTTCGCTGCAAGGTGGTCATGCATATATGCTCTGCGTCGTTGGTATTGACGCCAGCGGCAATCCGACGGCTCCGTCCAATGCGGAATGGGTGACGCTGCCTGCAGGTTCCGGCTACAGCGTCTCACTCAATGTTTCCTGGGCTGATGGCACCGTGAGCGGCGCACTGTATGCAGCCTCCGCCGAAACACCTGATTGCTGGGACGTGCAGATAGTTGGCCTCTCAATCGCATCTTCGAGTAGCAGGAGAACCCCCTGGAACCGGGTTAATACGTACACGTGGTCGGTACTCGGTCCGCCTTATTCGGGAAGCGACAACCTATACAGCTCAGGGTTGCCTGACCCCTTGTGTAAGAATCTATCACTCGAATATCAGGACATACTTCTGGGAGGTGTGGCAACTGTTACTGTTGATTCTCTCTCAGGTTCGGGCGATCGTACAATTAACCTGCGTGGCACTCCGGGTTTTTCCTCCAATCAGTTTCTGGGGCATGTCACATCTCTCTATTATCAGGGGACACCAGGACCAAATGGCCAGGACGTCGTAGACTTCGTAATTTCATCTAATGGAGCCGCAAGTTTAGTTGCAGACAGAGATCTGACGGTCGTGACAGGCGGCATCACCCGTCACTACCTATCTCCAGGCGACGTGCTCCAGATAAGGAGCAAGCCGGCAGGAACGTCGGCATGGGGTTGGTCGGACGCCAACTTTGTAAATGCTCTGCGTCCAGCTGGATTACCAGTCGACAACTACATCGGATGTGTGGCGAAGGTCGTTGGGGGGGCGGGCATAGACCAGGAAGCCATCATCGGCGGCAACACCTCGACTGCCGTGGAGTTCGCGGCACCGCTGCTTGTCCCCCTCGACTCGACCAGTCTCGTCATCATCCTAGACTCTACTGTCAGCGCACCTCAAGAAATTAACGTCGTCGGCAATGCTGTGAGCTATCCCAGTAGGTTGCTCGGATGGATGGAATTGCCGAATGCGAAGGGGCCAATCTTTCTGAGGGCAGTCGCAACCAATGATGCCGGAGGCTTTACACTAGACGCGCCGGCCCGTGAGCTGTACTTTATAGGAGCTGGTTCGGCCAATGCGGCGCCTGCTAACCCAACGCTAGTAGTCGCGTCTGATCATTCGTCCGAGCGCGTGACGTCGCCTACTGGTGATCTCCTGACTCCGACTTATGTCAGCGTGACTTTGCCTTCCGGAAGTACGGCCACATTTCTTGAGTTGTGGCTGCATAAGCCGTCATTCACACAGGGTGACGGTTGGGCGTCTATCGGTAAGTTTGCAGTAGGCAATACGCCAGTATTCTGGGAGGATGTTCCGACAGCCACGGAGTCGTGGTCAGTGAGAGTAACCACAGGAAACCAGTACGGTAGCAATGCGCCTAGCAGTGGCACAGTTTCTTCCAATTATTCTGTCTCTTCGTACACACAACCGCTAGCGGGAGACATAACTAATGCGGCCGTGTCGGCTGTGTCTTCTTACCGCAATGGTGATGGCGTCGCCATGTGGAAGATGCTGCTCACATTTCAGCTCAACAACACGCCTACTGCATGGTTCGCCAACCTTACGGTGCAGTGGTACGATGTGACGACCGGGTTATCTACAGACGCTGAGCAGCTAGTAGGTTCTGACGTACTTCCCGGAAGCAAGACGTACAACGTCGACCACTGGGGCGTGATTCCCAACACCAAGTTCAGGATGCGCCTGTATGCTGACGCTAGGCACGCGCCGTCCTACGTTGAGACTCCAGGCGTAATTCCATGGGTAGACTCGGTCGACCCTACTCAGAGTTGGGTACTCATGCACTGCTGGCCGGGAGGCGCGGACCACTATGACGTGACCCCGTCTGCGCCGAGCGGTAGCGTGACTGCCGGATCACTACTCAGTTCGGCAGCGGCCGCTGACTCTGGCTTGATAGTAGATGCCGGGCAACTGAAGGCAGTGGTGGACGGCGTAAGCATCTACAAGGGCTCTGGCGGCGCCTTGACTGTACTTTTCGATGGTAGCAGCATCGACCTTGGGCCCGATGGACTGTACATTAAGCAGGTTGCCACGGATCGG